CCCTAATGGGTTGGTTTTTTTGTTTGTGGGATTTGGTTGGTGTGGCTGTGGTGTGATACTGGTGTGAAACCGTTGACTCAATGCACATTTGCGGCCAGAGAATTATACTGTATATTTGAACAGTTATTTATTTATCTGAGGTTCACTCATGTCAGCAACAAAAGGCTTCGAACAGAATTTTTCTGTGATCTATAAATTTGACTCTCTGACTATCAGCCACTCAACACGTAGCAAGTCTATGATTTTCAATGCCAAGGTAAAAAGCCCACCACTGTTATCTGATGCAGAAGTGATCCAGACAATGGAGATAACTGTTGAACAGGCGCGGCATATCATCAGTGAACTGCAAAAGCGGATTGATTATATTGATGCTGGAATTAGTGATGCAGGTGTGAGCTATTTAAATTAAGGCACAGTCCAGTAGTGATTTACGGATGGATAGACCGGGCAATTAAGCCCGGTTTGGTATTTATGCTTCAGGCGATACTGGCCACTCGATATCTGGGGCTTTTGATGTATCAATGCGCATTAATAGCACTCGATATTTCTTCCATTCCGCGATATCAACTATTTCTTCCGGCTCGGCATAACCCCCGTCAACCGCATCTTGTCGCCAGCTAATCTCCGAATCGGCAATAGATTTCAGTTCTGCTTTTTTGAGCGCCGCAGATTGTATTGTTGCTGCTGATTTTTCTGATTCATCAACAATCCAAGTGGTTCCATTCCATTTGCCAAATTCAAATGGAATAAGATTTGTCGAGTCTTGCGGATATTCGCCTAACTCTTTAATAATTATTTCTTGTTTTGTTACTGTGCTATAGCGAGTTTTACCGCGATAATCTGCAACATATTCCCAATCAGAAAAATCGGCGTTTCGACAAACAGCAAAACCATCTTTTGCGTTAAGTGGTTTATCTAAATATGAGTGCGCCGGTAGCCCTGTGCCAATAGTGATAAATTCTTCTGTCTTTCCGATATATTCTCTAGTTTCAGATGAAATGTTATATACAGTAACAATACCAGACTCGATCGCGTACCCATATTTATCAAATTCAATAGTCATTATGCAGCTCTCACTATGTAGTTAAATGCAATGTTGCGCGGCCGATTTTCGTTAGCAGTTGGTACCTGCAATGATGCGTTGATACTCATTGTCGCTGGGCGTGTATTCGATCCGATTGCAGTTGCGTTTGTGGCGGGTAATAATGTTGTACTGCCTGCAAAAATCCCGGTACTCACACCAAAAACGGATGATGCATCATTATTTGTTGTGCCACTAAAACTGCCGGTTAAATTGCGCATTGCGTCACCCTGCGCACTTAATAACGCGCGTGCGGCATCAACTCCTCTTCCGTCATCCCAGCCACGAATGAACTCACCGCGCAAATCTGGTAAAACCCCCGATGGATATACAAGGGCCAATTTTGGGTATGTTGTCGCGCTAAATGAATTTCCATTACATTTAAGCCAGCCTGTCGGCGGCGTTGCTGTCGGCCAGGGTATCGGTGTGCCCACCGGAATTAAATTTGCGCTAATACCGAGATTGTCTAAAGCAGCCGCTACCGCGCTTGGCCCGGCTGTTTTTATTTCACTCAGATTGTTTTTTATCTTTAAAAACTCGCCTTTCGATACTAACGTAGATATAGCCAACGCCATCTGATCGAATTTCTTGCTATCAGGTGTAATGCCTGCGGCAGCCAAGATATTGATTAATTCCCGCTGAATAGTATTAAACCATTCGGCCGGTAATATTGTTGGCGGCACACCACCCGCGACATTGCCGTCGGTAAACTCACCGTTACTGTCAGCGCGTGTATTGGGGATACTTCCAATTTTTTGCATAGAAAATCCTCGCCGGAGAGGCGCTTGAAAATGATTAAAGGGTTATTAACTAACGTAGCCGAATTTAAGAATGGTATGAGATGGATTTAATACGGTTAACCGACATTCAAGCTGTTTGTTACCCCATGTTCGCAGCGGGTCACTGCAATAAGTTAAACCACTCTGAGCATAATTAATGGTGGTTTCGGGGGAAGTAATCAGCCAGGTAAAAGGCCATTCCTCACCATTTATAGCGTCACCACAAACAGACATTCCCGCGCAAGCTTGCCGGTATTGGGTTATTGAGATGGTGTAACCCAGCGCCTCAGCAACCCGAATAAAATAAGCCACTGACTGGCCACCAATGCCGAACAGCTTAGAGACTACGGCCCGCTGGCGCTGGATAATGCTGTCTATCTCACCGATAGCACATAAATCCGGGAGCCCCACAGTAGCCTCCCACTCAGGAAGCATCGCGGTAGCCGTCGATGGGAATGCTGCGTCAAGTAGGTCACGGGCATCTTCATCACTACGCTGATAAGCTCTTGCGAGTGCTCGTAACACACTACTTTGAACCCCATCATGACGCCTTGGCCAAACCAAGCCAAGGGGCATGAGAGCCTGAATCGCCCCAGTGTATTCATCAACAGAATATCGACTCATAAATAGGTCACCGATCCCCGGATGGGTAATTTTCCGGTTTCAAGCTGAATATTTGTTGTAGGAGATGTCAGAATAAAACCGCTGGTATTGGCAACATCACCGATGGCCAGCAACAGTGACGACAGCAGAATTTTGCCGCCAGGCTCACCCTCAGTAAAAAATACCTCATCGATTGCGGCATTTATTGCCGTTGTTGTTTCGCTGTTCGCAGTAGAAATACCGCTGATAACAAAATTGACCGGCGCGGCAACGGGCGCACAGACATAGATAATGGCGATAATAGGCTGCAAGGGATAAACAAAATCAGCCACTCGGGCCTGATCGCCAGTCGCCTTTACCGCCCCCCACTCTTCAAACTGAGATATCCCGTCGGTCCCAACCGGAAAACCCCCGGAATTATTGCCATCGCACATGATATAAATACCGACCGTGCCCACACCCTGTAAACGGCGTTTTACCCAACAACGAGTTACACCCGGCACAGACAAAGCCCAGCCGCGATAATCGGTATCGTTGCCGCCTTGAGGGGTGTTTTGATAAGCCAGCAGCATACGAGAACGAAAAGCATCTTCTGATTCAATATCAGCACCACCCGATATCTTCGCAAGTGCGGTGGCCACTGACTGAACGCCATCAATGGCCACATCCAATGTCAGAGACGTTCCTGCATCTGCATTCCCCGCAACACCGCCGCCAGAGGTATCATCCAGTACACTGGGTAGAACGGCAGTGATTGAGCCGGTAGCGATACCGCCAGCACCCAGCGTTACCTCATGATCGAGACGATATTGATAACCATCAGCTCTGTTTAAAAGGCTACTAGCGGCAATAATTCGGCCTGTCGTGCCCGTGAACTCTACTGTGGGACAGGTTGCAGGGTTAGCGGGCTTGCGAAACACATCTTTTAATGCGGCCCAGGCTGCCAGATATTCATCTGTGGCATTGTAAGGGGTGGCTTGCTGAGCAATATAATCCAGATAGCCGTAATGCAAATGCGCCATTCCGGCGTCTGCATCGCTGATCACACCGACATTTGAAAACCGTAATAGATTGCCACCCGTTTTCAATTCTGACTGGATATATGAGAGATTACGCTGTCGCAATTCGCTTAATGTGGGTCGATTAAATGGCATGAATTAAGCCTCCCATACCCATGAAAATTTAACAGAAGCCTGTGTTTTGGCCGGTTGTTGGTAACTGATGAGCAGATTGAGGCGGTTAGGGTAAATTATCTGAGCATTGGCACTGATGGCAGTCACTACACCATCATTAATTAACCAGGCTAACGCTTCAGCGGCATAGTCTTCAGCCTTTAACGCAACTTTCGTCGTGAGTTTTTCCCGGCGAAGCAACCACAACCGGCTACCGATCGGATATTCCGATCCGGTATCACCCCACCAGCCCCGGCGGTCATCACTATCAATGGCATCATCAGGACGGGCTAGCCGGTCAGTGAATAAACTAATCAAGATGGCGGTTTCTAAATCATTGCCATCAAGTAGCCCACCGCCGCCGGTTTGCCAGTCGCCCAGTAATTTATCAACCTCCCAAACGGTTTTAATATCGGTCGTCATTTAACCACCTTGCCAGTCACTTCGCTGGTTAATGTCGCGCTACCACCCTGCACATTTTTAAGCTGATGATTGTGGGCGTTATAGGCTTCACGCAAATTTTTCAGTGTGGTGCTATTGCTTCCCGCGTTATCAACGATATCGCCGCTGACCTCCAGTAACGGCGTATTTAGCCGTACTTTTACTGCGGCGTTAACCGTCACCTCTGTGGCATTATTGACCGTGACCGGCTGGCCATTGGCTTCAATAATAATGCCGGTTTCCGTTAGCTTGACGTATTGTCCCCACTGCGAGTAAATCACCGTCTCACCCGAATTTAGCCCAACATGACGAAATGACTGATGGTTTGAGCCAATAATTACCGCGCTTGACCGGTCGCCGCCCAGAAAACCAATCACCACATCAGTACCAGCGGGTAACCCGGACGAAAAACCGAACTCGGCCAGTCTCGGGGTATCATCACGAACTTCCAGCGGAGTTTGATATTGAATGGTTTGAACTGAACCACTATCATTACTGCCTGTGACACGTCCTACCCCGATAATCATTTTTATTTGCCTGTATAACTTGGCTAGTTGCCCTGATTCACTCATCGCGGATTAAGCTCCATAAGATTTGAATAAAACTGATACGGTTGAACGGTAAAGGCTTCCGGGGGCATAAGAACCATTTGGGCGGCGGTGCCGTGGTCGTCTTTGAGATACGTCACTTCTGACAACAGCCAGAGTTCATCTTTTAGACCAAAAATAGGCACGTCGATTGGGATCAGTGTGTTCGGCTCCCATAATTTACCGTCTTTATCGCGCCAACTATCGACCGTGACCAGTAGCTCTTTAGAGCGCCCATAGCGGCGGTTCATTTCCCAGTCGATGCACTGCTGTGCCAGTTTTAGCGCTTTCATGGTGCTTTCAACAATGATAATGCGATTGCGATACCGCATTTTGGCCGCTTCAGGATCGCGACTTCTGGCTAACGTAACTGAACCATATCCTGCGTCCTGTACCTGCTCCTGAAGTTGGCTAACCGACATTGACACACCGATATAGTCAGAGAAGCGCTGATCCATACCAGAGTTATACGCAGCATCTTCAATATTGATACCCTGTGCTACCCCGCTGGCCGCTTTGCGCGTCCCCACCCGAGTCAGATATAAACTGCCATCTGGTAGGTCGTAATACAGCAATGCCGCCCAGCGGGTGATGCGGTCAATAATTTCCTGCGAGGATTCCCCCCAGTTCAATGTAAATTGGGGAACAATATCCAGATCGGTCACATCAGTAGTCACCGTAATGTCGTAGGGCATCGCTAATCGTTGGGCTATCTGTAGCGCAGTCGATTGGCTGATAACATTGTTTGGCCACTCGGCAGAGCAATCAACCAAGTCCTGGCACTTGCTCCGCCCCGTTGCCCTTACTTCGCGGCGATTACGGCTGATCATCGGTGCCCAGCGGTCGATATATCCGGTTAGAACAACGTCATCACCCAGATTAACCACACAAGGGTCGCCCGGATTGACCCACTGCTGATTGTCACTGCCCGAATACATATCCATCAAAGACAGACTAAAGTCGCTGGGCAACCGCTCAATGCTGCGAGTGACACGGATATTGTCCCAGCCGGAAATCAGTTTATTGTTAATACGCAGCGTCAAATCATCATTCATGAGTTCAGCGCCTTAAATCGGGTGGGCATAAATGCCGGATGAACCGGTTTCGCCATTTTTACCAAGGCATCGCCGCGACGCGCATCCTGATAAATTCGATTGGCCAGATTAAGCGCGGGTAATGACTGATTAAAATTGACCACTCCGACGCGGGACAAGTTCGCGCCTGTCTGTTGTAACAAAGTGACAATAGAACCTCTTAACTCTGTTAATGCCTGGTACACTTCATCATTGCCGCTATCAGCGGTAGAAAGAGCCGCACTATCAACAACATCACAAACCCGCGTCAGTATATCGACCGCATCGTCATAGCTTTCTGGTTGATATTGCGAGGCAGCAAAAATCATCGCACCGGCGCATAACACAACAATGAGCTGATAGCTGGCGGCGGCAATATTACGGTCGTTGGCTACGGGCCGAAAAGTATCATCATTAATGACCGTTAATTCTTGCATCATACGGATTAAATCAAGAGTGCTGGCTCCGCTGGCCAATATGGCATTCACGACCGCAAGAGCAGCATTGGCATGAGCCTCAACCGTCGCCGCCTCTGTCAATGCATTGGTAGCAGCGAGGACGGATGCCCGCCCCTCGACTGATACCGCTATTCGTTGCGCCACCAGCGCTGTCAGGTTCGTTGTATCGCTTTGAGTGCTAACGGATGCCGTGGCCCCTGAGACGCTCCCCCCGACTGTGCCGTGGTTAAAGCGGCCGTAGCGATCACGTCCAAGCGTTGAGCGGAGGACATTCCCTAGATTCGTCGCTTCGCTGGTCGTGGATCTCACCATATTGGCCCAGAATGCGGCCGTGCTTTTCAACGTTTTAATCATCTGAGTAATAGAACGGACTTCCCCTTTAACCGTGGCAATAAATGTAGCAACGGTTTTTGTGGCCAGACCAAACCATGACGACTGAATCGACGAAACCGCATCTGCCGAACTTGTGACAGAAAAAACCCGTAAACCCGACTCAATGATAGTGAGCGTAAATTCAAAAACACGCCCCGACTCTGCCCCCTCGTTCAGACGAAGACCACTTTCGGGAATGCTTACCGTCATCTCCCCAAGCGTGGGATGCACTAACGTTCCGGCATCAGGCATTTCACAAGCGGCGATCAAAGAGTCACGCTGAGTCATCACATCAGGTGCGGTATAGATATTGCTGCTCTGAATAAGAAACCCACGAATAGTGATTCGCCGCGTCGCACGACCCAAATCTTCGATCCAGGCTGTGTCTCGATACGGATATTCATGAATAGCCTGGCGGCGACCAAACACGCCCTCCGCTGTCAATACAGCAAAAGGAACACCCCGGAAAGATGCAGGGTGCAGGTGTTCTGACCATTGCCAGCTATCGCCGCTTGACCCCAATAAATTAGAAAGAGCACTGCTAATCAGTGACATTGATGCCCCCTGAAAATAAAAAACCCGCCGGAGCGAGGTTTATGGTTTCTGCGGTATTACGCGGGATAACTCATTGATGTTGATATTTTTGCGCCCTTTTGAACGGAAACTTTTTGTCGTTCGCCAGTTTTGTCAGAAATCAGCGTAAGCTCAATTTCTGTCTTTTCCTCTCCTATCCCACGAGTGATATCACTGATATCTCGCTCACTGTTATTGGTCGGGTTTAAAATTGAATCGGGCTTGTTTGGGATAATGCTTTCCATGACATTGGTATTTTCATGACCCGAATTGATGGGTTGTTGTGGGAGCAACACCGGCGTCGGATTCTTTTTGTCTGCTATCTCTTTATTTATCCCCGTAGGCGGTAGAAGCTGTGGGGCCTGTGGGGGCGGTAATAACACGTCAGGAGTTCTCACTCCATTCTCATTAACAGGCTGCTTCTTATCTGCATTATCAGAAGAAAGTGATTGCCGCTGAGACAGTAAAATATTGGGGTCACGCAACCCTTTCCACCGGTCATCATTAATCGAGTTATTAACACCACTATCAATATCTTCAGCGCTATACGGCTGATAGCCATTTTCATGTTTGATAATAGTAGTGACTAATTTTTTTAAGACTTCTGGCGAATGGAGATCAAGGCGTTCATACGGATTGACGCCCGTTGCGCCAGAAACTGCATCGATATAGCCTTGAGTAATATTTTCTGTCTTTGGCGCGTAAGTATGCAAAATACCGGATAACGTATTGTTCCCTCTGTCACCATAGAGTTGCAGCTGCCGGGAAAGAGCTGATATTCCGTCATGATGATTATTAAATGTGGAAAAACCGCCATTTTTTCCTGTTGCGTTGGGCGCGGCTCTTAAATTACCGGGGTTATTATTTCTGATGCCCAGCGCATCCTGCCCTGACTTTGGGCCACTAGACGCTGACGGTGCTAATAAGTAAGGTGAATTCACGGGGGCTGCGGCTTTACGCCGCTCTTCCTCAAGTCGTTTCTTTTCCTGCTCTTCCCAGGCCTCACCATAATGTTCGTTTAACTTTTTGGTAAAGTCCTTGTCGGGATAGCCGAAAGTTAAATACGTTTTTTCTTTAAATGACAGCGTATCTTTGAATTTATTGTCTACTCGAGCGCGGTGAAGAATATCCTTTTGTTTATCACCATGCGCAAACGAGTTGTCATTATCATTCTCGCGCATTTTCATATCTTTAAGTTGAGCTGCTACACCTCCCTTAATTGTCTTTTCGCTGGGTAATAGCTTTTGGGCTGCCCATATTTTCTGCTTTGTCATCAGTCCATCAAACGCAGCACTGACCTCATTTAATTGAGTTTTCAATTCAACCAATTGTTCATTTGTTTTGGGATCGACAGTCAAGCCAAATGTATCCGATTTAGTCAGTAACTCTTTGTACCTGACTCCCTCTCGCATTAACGCCAAAAGGTTGGCGTCCAGACCTAAAGCATCAGCTAACGTTTTCTGCGTCTGTGGGGAAAGTGTAGGGAATATCTTGGCAACATTGTCCAGCGTCTTATATACGTCCGCAGTGCCATCTTTAAGGCGCTCAATGACAATCCCATTCTGAGCAAGCAACGCCTGTGTAGTGTCATTACGTGCCCACAATGGGTCATTGAACGTCTTGTATAGCCCCTCAACAGACTGACGGGCCGAATTACTGTCTACCCCCAAAATCTGCATCGCACCGCTGACACGACTAAATTCCTCAACTGACATACCGGCATTTTTTGCCGCGACATCCAATGAATAGGCCGAGTCAGCAGCAGCACTTAATCCCTGAGCGGCTTTGACACCAATATAACCAACCGCGCCAAGCGCACCAAATTTGAGAGCCTTACTGCCAATCTCACCAACCATTTTTAGCGGGGGCACCATATCACCGACAAACTGCACCCCCTCCCGTGCAAACTGCCCCATCCCCTTTAAGCGGGTATTCAGGTCATCAATACCCTCAACTGATTCCTGCCCTCCTAACTTGAGCCCATCGCGAGTTTTATCCAGATCAGGAATGAGATTTTTAACGGCATCTTCAATACGCTGAATTGAGTCTGATGCCTGATCTGTTGCGGTCAATTCAAAATCAAATGCATTACCCATTTTTGCCTGCCTTAATCTTGTTTATCCTGACCGCCTGCTGACGCCACCACATTAATTTACTGTAGGTCAGGGACCAGGCATCACCCGGCCCCCACGAATAGTAATAAGTCACATCTGCTAGTTCGTCGCCCCACTCTCCGGCTGCGGGGAGTACGCTAAAAAACTCATCATGTAGACCTCGCAGGATTTATAATCGGTGAAAGCCATTTTTTTGATGGCCTCACGCGGTACGCCGGAAACTAAGGAAATTAGCAGCCCCATAGCACTGAGCGACCCCGATTTGGTCTGTTCGTCGTAAAACTGCTGGACTTGAATTAATACCGGCTCACTGAGTTCAATAACCTCATAAGTGGTTTTGGTGGCCTCATGCGAAATGGGCTTAACAAGAGGTATTGTTTTAGTACGTTCTAATTCAGCCATCTTAGTTCTCCGTCACCGACACTGAACCACCTTCCCAGCGAATATCCGCTGTCGCCTCAGTGCTATCCACTTCTTGAGTATTGACCGACCACATCCCACTGCCAATAATCGTTTTGCCGTTGGCCAACTCACACACAATATTGACGTTGGTCTGCTCATTAAAGTCACTGATGGACGTGCCGCCACTGTCACGGATTTGGCAGGAAATAAACGGGGCGCTAAAGGTTTCTTTATAACCATGCACTCCATCCATCCCTGTGAGCGTTTCACGTTTGAATTTTGAGGGACTGTATTTAAATTGCCCCGCAACCATAATAGTGAGGCCGTCAACCGTGACATAGGCTGTCCCGGCGAGGCGATTGGATGTATCACCCATGATAATGAATCCTTATGCTGATGCCTGTAGGCGGAATTGGTTGAGAACGGCGAAGATACGCAACTGATTGATCAGGACACCGGTCCACAGCACATCAACACGGTTCGGGTTGCTGGCGCTTTTTTCGACAATCAATCCCTTGGCAAACCCTTTGGCATCCTGCACATAGCCGTTAAATTCCAACGTCTGGTACTGTGCAATCAACTCAGCGCGGATCACGTTCGGGGTGATGATTGCCGAGCCGGGCGCGAAACGGGTACCATCAGCCGCCAACTTCATTCGCGCAAATTTCGATGTCACCTGGATGCGCAGGAATCGGGTGACAAACATCAGCAGGAATAAGGTTTCAATCTGCAAATAGCTATCATCTTCCGCGCCGTACTTGTTTTTTTGGTAGGTGGTAATGATATTTTCCACTTGAACCGTGCTGTCATCTGCCACTGTCACGGTTGAAATGCCGCTGTGCAGCAAATTATTGCGCTCGGTCAGTGTAAAGCGGCTGGCGAGCGGTGGAGCCAATACCCCACTGATCGCCAAGGTTTGCAGCGGACGTCCGGGGTCATTACGCAGACTTTGCGCAATAGCGCCAACATAAGCCGCTGACCAGATATAACTGGGTGTTGGTGAACCGTTCACCCCCAGCAAAGAAGCATGTTGATCATTACGCAATTCACCTGCGGCCGTCAGTTGACCATAAGTCCCCGATTGAGCCGCGAAGCTGTGACCATACAACTGTTCGGCATAGCTCCAGCGGCCAGTGCTGTCTGATAGAAACTCTTTGATTTTATTCAACGACGCGGTATCAGTGTACGGATTGATAATGAAATCAAAGGTTCGGTCCTGTAAATTAGCCAGCGCATCATCCATCTCAGGCGCACCCGCACCACCCGCCATCGGTGTAAACGTCAGTACCAGGCTTTCAGGTGTTGTTTCTCCACCAGCGCTACCCAAATAGTTCAACCGAAAATCAAGGGTGTTACCGTGCGCACCTTTGTTTTTGGCCGTGATCGTAATAATCGCGTCTTCTGCCGTAGCTGTTACCGGTAAAGACGTTGCCGTATTGATTGTTGTGGTTAATGCTGTTGCAATGGTGGCCACATCATCCGTGGCCACGACGGCAACCTGTATCCGGCGACCTGCAATATACAGAGAAATAACCCCGGTCGCAGATGACTGTGTAGTGACAGTAATTTTACCCACTGCGGCTATCATTCCGGTCGCATCACTCAGCGGTAAAATGTAAATCTCACCGGCGGTATCATTCGCCAAATAAGCCGCCATCTGTCCATGTAACATTGAACCCGCACCACACAGACCCGCGACGGTGGCCACTGAGGAAACCAGTACCGGCACATCAGCCGGTAGCGTGCTGGAATCCAGCGTTTGCCCAATGATTAACGTGCGCTGCGTGGTGGTTGCCGTGTTCGCCTGAGAGTTATCAAATTCAGCGAAGAAAAGCGGCGTCCGAAGATTGCTCGGAATGTTAGTAAAGGGAATAGTCATTATTTGGTTTTCTCCGCTTTTGTGGTTTCTGGCGCGGGTTTAAGCTCTTTAGGCTGTTCTCGTACCACATCACCGTCGTTTAAACGACGACGCCAAAATGAATTATCAGGAACCTCTGTGCCAGATTCAGGCAAAAAGGTGCCCTTTACCGGGTCACGCACAGTGCGACCGGCTACGGGTTTAACAAGCATGGGATTTACTCCGAAAGGTCTATTGAAACCACCGGTTCGGTGGTGCCGTCTGGCATGGCCATAGTGATGTCAATCCCCTCCAACGAGTCTACAATGATGGGATAGAAATCCTCCGGACCTTGGTAATACTCGATATCCAGCTCCATCAGCAGTTGAGCCATATGGCCCTCACCACCAGAATCCAGATCAATGGTCGAACGTACACGGGCAAACTGCTGTATCTGGCGAGTGAGTTCATAACTGTTTATCACCGCTCGTTCAATTTGTTCTCGTAACCGTTCGAGCGCCAACTCTGCCTTATTCGCCCCATCATTCTCATTTTCGCTGTCAAGTTCCTGCAACCGGCCAGTAATGCGCACGGTTGTTATGGTGTTGAACTGCGGAGCATTTCGGCCTAATGACTGTTTTTCCTCTATGGGTGTCTGTACCAAAATAGCGGGGTACATATCCTCAGTAGTCGGCCAGTCACGCGGAGAATAGACGCGGTTTTCCGCGTCCGTATTACCGATAATGGCATTAACAACCAGCTTTCTTATTTGCGCGGTATTCATGCTTTTACCCGATTAAGAATGAGCTTGCTGCCGCCGTGACTGTCTGGCTGAACATCCGCTACGGCAAATAAGATATTGACCGGCTCATTAGCGACGATGCCAATAAATACCCGGTCCCCTTGTTTGGGTGGAGAACGAAATTCACTGTCTCGCACCCCTAAAACGGGATTGGTGGTGTTAATGCTGCTACCGTCATCCAGCGTATCAATAGTGGTATAAGCCCGATCAAAGATGCCGCTGATTGTATAAGTTGGCTGATCACCAGTAGGCCGGTAATCAACCGGGTCACCAAATACCGCTTGTAGGGGGGCAAGAAGATGCTGATCCCAGTTGATACCCATCAACTCCCCCTGTTTATCTTCACACCATCATTGACAGTGATTGAGGGGCCAGCGGCGCGTGCTGCCTGCTGCCGTAACGTTTTTACATCGGCAACTACACCTAGTTTAATCAATCGTTTAGCGGCATCATGCGGCAAGTATAGATAGCTATTCTCCGCGTAAGTTTCCCCGCTATGTCGCACGGTCTGGCCCTTTACAACTACAAGCTCCATCTCGTCAGAGTCATCCGCAGGGGCATCACTCTCCAGCTCACTCTCTGTCATTTTTCCCTGAGTCTCAGTCTCACCAGAAACCTTGTTCTGATCATCTGATATTTCAGGTGTTTTAGGTGGTTCCTCACTCGTTGATGTCTCTTTTTGTACGTCAGGAACAGACTGTTGAGTGTCAACTTCGAACTCGGGCGGCAAGCCGCCCAGTTCGTTCATGCTGGCTTGCTGCTTGCTCGGTGTTTTTGCCATATCACACCACCGTCGCACAAAGTGAGGCATTAACACGACTTGGAATAACCAACGGGGCAGATTGCATCAACAGATAACGCTGTGCCGGGTCGGGCATAATCCATGACTTAGGGGCGAAAGCCATCGGACCATAATTAAATGCTGGATCAAGAATAAGGCCAAAGGCGCGAGTCCCCATCAGGTCAGCACCAGACATCAATACAGCACCATCGGGGATCATTGGCTTTTCAATGCCATCAACAGGGTCAATAAACCAATCGTTATATAACCACAGATCAAAGTTACCCCAACGCCCCTTATAAACAGCGCCTTTAATCACTCGCGGCCCCGCATCGACCTGATTACCAAAAGGACTTAATGCCGGGAATGTAATGGCATTATCTTTAATGGTGGTATCCAGACGGAATGCTTTCCAAGATGAAGAGGTAAATACCAAATCCGTGGCCACCGAACCGGACTCTTTCAGCATCAGCGTTTGCCAATCTTCAATATCATCTGACGGCTGGGTATTGGTTGTCCCTGCGGGCACCGATAAAGGCCATTTATCTGACCCACTCAATGTAATAGTCAGATTACTGGAGCGACCAAAATCAATGACAGTTGTCGGGAACCCTTCGCCCACTACTGTAATCTGAGATTTAGTCAACGCACTGGCTGCCATCCATTCCAGCCGACGGCTCAGCATGTCAATCTGGTCTTCCATTTCAAACATGACATTTAGCTGCTCACGCTCTGCTGCGGTGTATTCCCCACCAATGCGTTCCCCCATCTGGCGGCGGATAGGTTTACGCAAATCAGGTGCGCGCTTGTCTTTGATATAAGCCGGTTTAAACGTATTGGTTTGATACTTGCGGCTCTCAACCAGCTTCCCTTCAACTAAAGGTGAAACAAAAGGAGACATGCGGCGCTGACCAATATCAACATCGATGGAAACCTCTTCGGTTTCATAGGTCACCACATTGGTAAAGAAGCGATCCAGTAACCAGTTCTGGCTGGTTTTCAGATTGGGAACCAGACCCACTAACACATTGGTATCGAAAATATTACTCATAGAGTATCTCTTTTAATTTACTGGCAGCCAGAGCCACCAGCCAAAGTTTGAAGACGAGCAAGCCCCTACCAAGTGAATGGTATTGGGTGCAAAGTAAGAAAGTGAGGTTTTAAACTGGCGCTTGGATACTGTCTTCAAGGAAGATTGAGTAGGTCCGCAGGTCGGTTTTTAATTCATCCAGCGTCCATGAAGCATCATGAATAATACGGTTTTGATTGAATTGCCCCATCAAATAAACACCTCCGCGCTGAGATGTTGTTGTCGTATCCACATCATCGACGAGGATGGCGACCGGTACTTCACTGCCATCGGTGGCGGTCTTAACAGACTTGACGTACTCACCTGATGCCGTAATTTTACCCAACACTGTGCCGCGCATATGAATGAAATCCACCTGGGCAACAACGCCGGTATCTGTCACCAACTGCAATGGCCCGGCAACCAGTTGGTCTGGAACAAACAAAGATGATCGCATTCCCGGCTGAAACGCATTTTGTCCGATGTTATCCATTATTTTTTACCTTTTGCTGAGTCATAGAGACTGGTCATTCTGGTAACCATTGATGCACCTTTTGATGCTGCAACGGCGTCCTGACCGGGTTGAGCATTACCTACTGCCTGCATCCGTTCATCCAAAGAGCGTTTGCGCGGAGCGCTGGCAGATACCGGTGTTGTAGCGGTAGTGGAGGCAAGCACCCGGATCACGGCGGCGGAACTCATGTCAGAATTGAGCGCCAGAGAGACCGCTAAATCACCGCGCCCGGTAGCATGTTTACTACCGAAAATACGCGCACAGCGGTTACGTTCAGCACGACGCCCCTTTTTAACATTGCGATCATCAGTATCATCATCGCCATCGTCGTCCCTGCCTTCGTCCGCATCAGCATCATCGCTGTCGTCTTCGGCATCAGGGTCTTTGTCCTGATCATCAGGGTTATCGTTTGAGTCGTCATCATTCTCTTCGGCATCAGGGTCTTTTTCATCCTCTTCCGCCTGACGAACCTTGGCTTTTTTGGCCTTGTTCTTATCGTCTTCGGTCTCTTCTGTTGCTTTGGCCCCCAGGCCAAACAGGTGTGTAAAACCTTTAATTTTCGCCATTACTTTTCTCCAACCAATGTTAATAAATCGCGGAATGCGACATCAGGCGAGGCCACTTGATCAGCCAACCCCAGTTGCACACCATCAGCCGCTAAGAAACATGCGGCCTCGGTGTCCCTGATAGTTCCTTCAGCTATCCCGCGATTGCGGGAAACGGTACTCACGAACAAGCGGCCCATCTCGTCAACATCGGACTGAATGGCCTTTTTTGCCTCCTCGCTTAATGCCTCATAGGGATTTGATTCCGCTTTTCTGCTACCAAAAGTGATTATCGTGACCTGTACGCCATCGCTTTTTATGCGCTGCGACCAGTCAACATGCATCACGATGACACCGATAGAGCCAACCCCACCGGTGCGCGGGACGATAATCCGATCTGCGGCACTGGCCAGTGCATAAGCGGCTGAATAGGCATTTTCGGACAGGATTGACCAAATGGGTTTAGCGCCACGGGCGGCATAAATTTCATCAACCAAATCAAAACAGCCAGCCACTTCACCGCCCGGTGAGTCGATATCAAAGCAAATACCCTTGACCGCATCATCATTGATTGCTGTCAGAAAGCTGGCACGAATGCCGTCATAGCCTGTCATGCCGCTATAAGGTCGCAGAGTGCCTAACTTTTGTACTAACGTGCCTTGGATAGGAATGACTGCTACACCCTCAATGACGTCATAGCCACAATCACGACCTTTGCGTGAAAATGTATCGCCATCATCACAATCCCAATCAGTATTAGACTGAATGCGGGTCAGGCCGAACCGGTCAGTCAATGCCGCCATGACGACTTCAGCCTTGTGCGGATGAAGGGCCAGCGGGGTGTTAAATAGCCGCTGGGCTAAATGTGGAAGATTCACGGTGCCTCCGGTTTTTGTTGTTGGTTGGCTATAGGCTGATCGGGTGCAAAGGTTTCAGCTTGCAACCATGTAGGGATAGGCAATCCACGCTCAATGTATGCCTCACGTTCTCGCTGACGCTGATCCAGCAGTTCTTCCCAATCTTCACCGACGTTTTCAGCGGCTTCCATTTCGAGAGTAGATAGCCCCGCCTCCATGCCAAGAATGGCCCCTTTCTTCTCAGCTACCGGATCAACCCAGCCCCGCCCTGGCCCCATCCATTGAGCACGGCAATATGCCGCTTTCGCCGCGAGGAAATCAGGTGCACCATCAGGCAAAGGAACCTCACCTAAATCATGCAACTCTTCGATAAAGCACGACAAAATGGGCTGAGCGAAGCCATTCGCAAAATCATCACGGCGACGGGTCAGGGTTTTCCACGCTTCCAGCATGGCGGAACGGGCTGAGCTGTAGTTAACATCAGACCAGTCTTGAGTCAGTTGCTGGGTAGATATTCCCAATGACGCCGCAACATTTCTCAGCGCGGCACTTTCAAAAGCGACAAAGTTACTGGTTGGTCGAACCGCATTAAGCGCGGTCATACTTTCACCGGGTGCCAGTATTGGAATACGGGCACCACCTTGTAATGAAAGGCGTTTTTCGTCGTGATATTCCCGGCGCATTTTCTGATACTTAATCACGTCATCACCCGTATCAAGGGAGTCCGCAACCAGACCGGGGTCATAAGGCGACGTGATAAAAGCAGCAAAAATGGAGTTCAGGATTGATGACTGCAATTCCACTTCATCGTACTTAATCAGCATCTTCAGGCGCTGGACGATGGGAGTAAAAATACTGATGCCGCGATGCTGAGAGGCCCGATCGCTGTCAAAGTCATGAATAACGATGGGGCGGCCCCAGTCAGTTTCACGCTGGATACGCTCCCAGGTCATGGTTTCTTTACCGCTCCACCAGTCACCGATATGAGCTTTGCGGATGTGATAAGCAATAGGCACGCCATCCTCATCAATTTCTATCCCGCCGCGAATATTCGGCATGTCGAATTTCTCTTGCGGATTGCTTAGCCGATCGGGATCAATGATTTGCATCGTCGTGGCATACTGCGCCCGTCCATATCCAAGGCGGTCAGGGCGATATTGCATCACACAGAGCGCGTCACCGTCAGTCAGCTTGTGGCGAAAGCCAAGCCGCAGTAGTTGCGCGACGGTTTTCTTTCTTTCCACATCACAATAACGGTTTGGGTCATTCGCCCAAATTCGCCAGCCTGATTCAATGGCCCGTCCATATTCATCCGCCCATTTCGCGTCAAATTGAGGATTGCCAGTCATCAGCGCCAGAGTCCGATAATCGACTTTAGCCAGCGGACGGAAAGACGCACCCACGGCATTATCCAAAATGCGGGTAACGCTGCCCGAGGCCCAACCATCATTGCGCACCATGTCACGAACACGGGCAACCACCTGATTACGGGAGGGATTAATTTCGTTGTCAGGTGACCATAGTGATGGTTGCCAGTTAGCCATGGTGTCACTGAATTGATCAGCAGCGTCATAGGGAACACCACTGGAGCCATTTAGCATTGATGCCCTTGATTGGGATGGCGGCAAGGGGCGACCGTCAGGACCTAAAATCCTTACTGAGTTTTTCATCAATAACGAAACCTTAACGCCCTACGGGGATGTTTAACGATGCCTAGCTGGGCCTGAAGAAGTTGAATCAGCCCCATCAACTGGCCAATATCTGTTTGTTGATAAGAGACTGAGCGAGTGCCATCTCCTTGGGCATATGAGAATGACACCCCTTTCGACCCCGCCGACAATTCAATATAGGCTTGCTGTGCCTGGGTTAATGCAGCCTCTAATTGGGTGCGGGTCAGCGCACCGGCCAATAGGCTGGTTTTTGCATTGAACATAGAAATCCTTATGCCAATCGGCTGGCGATGCTTTTTGTGGTAGGAGGTTCAGCTTCCTGAATAATGGCTCCCGGTAGGCGCAGGCTGGGTTTTTTTTCTGATGCAAAGCGAGCAGGATGCAAAACTTTATCGGGTTCGGATTCAATCAGCATTGCGCGGGTATTTAGCTTCAGCCCCATATGAAACAGACCCGCAAGGGCAGCAGAAGCATAAACTCGACAGTCCAGCGCTTCGTTAGCCTTGCCATGAGGCAGCTCCCAAACACTGTAGCGCTGACCTGCGGCCTCTTTCATGATCAATCGCTCAGCGGTTAACTGGCTGAAATACCCCATATCCCGATCGGTTGAAAAATGCATATAACCGGGACCGGGTTTATCAAGATGAAGACGGGCGCGAATAGAATCTTTTGCTGAGTTAACCCCAATAATGACCGGGCGGAACTGCGACCGATTCTTTGAGGTGGGCCGCTTATTGGGCCAGATAGGGGAGCGTTTACCGCCAGTGGCGGATTCCCCCTTAATGGCCCATATCCGACGCCCCAGTCGCTCCTTGGCAAACTCATAGACCTTTTGTGTATGGTTGCCGCCGGAGTCATGACAGGCAGCCATGATGGTAAAGCCACGACCATCTGCCCGCCGCCAGATTTGTTTAAGGTAAGCATCAAGCCGAAGCCAAGGCTCTGCTGTTTCGAGGTCACCCTCAATAACGTCAAACGCCACAGACCAGCTCTCCTCATCCATTCCCCAGCCCACCACTTCTATTTCCAATCGGTCGGCCTGTGTGTCAATTCCCGCCGTCAGGACGGCAACGCCATCAGGAACTTCAGCATCAAACACTTCTCTTCGCGATAGCAGCTCATCGACAGGTAGGCGCTTACCGTAGTTGGGTCGGTGAGGTAGGCCCATTTGGGTATTCCACCAAGCCAACTCTTTATCTGGATCACCCTTGGCTTTAAGGTATTTAGCAGCGATATCAGACGGTTTATCTTTTTGCCACGGGCTAAATAATTTGGATGCCTGAAATCCCGCGTGGATATTCTCGACCCCCAGCGCCCCACAGTCAGGGCAAATAGCCCGATGCACCGCGTGACGCTCAGATTCAGACCAGCGCCACACAACACCGACTGCGGTCTGATCATCAACGTGCCATGCTTGTTCATAATGATTCAGCGGAACATGGCGCTGGCCACAACATTCAAACGGCTTGGTCTGGTGCCATTGAATAGTGCGTAGCGCTCTTAGCCGGTCACCCTCTGACCAGCCAGAACCACAGCTTTCACAGTGGATCATGGCGAGTTTTGTATGGTGTTTGTCTCCATCTGATGGCCAGTGAACATGCTTGAAGAAATCAGGAAATTGACGGTGGCCACAATGGGGACAGGCCATCGATGCCCGGCGCTGATCGGACTCTTCGTAGCTGGCCGCAATGCGGCTCTCATCTTCAACGGTCGGAGAGCAGGCGCGAACAGATAACCAGTTGAGGCCAAAAGTCGCCGTGCGCTCTTCCGCCAGCGTGATCGGGTCACCTTCACGGGTGATGGGGTATTTGTCCACCTCATCCGCCAGCAGCACACGGATTGGACGACGAGCAAGGTTGTCTGGACTACCAGCCCCCGCCAGTGCCAAAAAGCCCCCCGTAAAGGATTTGTACAGTAATGTCTCTTTCGAATTTTTCTGCTTGTTGCCACCCACCAACTGGCGAAGAGCGGGTGTGACCCTGATCAAGGGGGTAATGCGTTCTTTAGAAAACTGTTCCGCCGCATCCTCTTTAGGTTGCAATAACAGCATCGGGCAAGGATCAAGATGGGCGAAGTAACCAAACAGGTTTTCAAGCAATGCCGTTTTCATCAACTGGGTACAGCACATCACGGTGATGATATGCACCCCGGATTCCGTCGCCGCCAACATGGGGCCACGGGCAATCTCTACCGTTGAGGTGTCCCAGTCACCTGATGTGCTGCCAGCCTCTTTTGCTAGCTTTCTGAATTTGTCAGCCCAGTCGGGCACGCTAATACGGGGTGGCGGTGTCCAGCCCTTACGAACGCTGCGGAGGAGTCGGTCATGTTTGCTCTGCGTTAAACTCAGGTTCGCCGAGGCCAGAGATGTGTTTATGGACATATTCTAATAACACCTCGGTCATTCTGTCGGCGGGAACATCCAAGTCAGCCGCCATCAAAGGAGCCACCCTTGACGGCCAGTTCATCCAAGCATCTCGCTGAGCACGAAAAGCATCAAACAAAATACCCTCTGCGACCGTTAGCTCCACCAGTTGCCCGTCTTCTTTCTCAAACTCCAACTTGGTCAGTAACGCTAGGTAATTCTCTTTTACTCTACTGGCTTCTTCGCGCGTCCATTCAACCCCATTAGCGAGCATGATCTCTTTGATGGTTTCGTCGGTACTGTCGTCAATGTCAGCGCCGGTAACTTTGACGGTCCGCTTTTTGCTGGCGTTTTTAGTGCGGGGATCTTTGCTGTCGCGCAAAGTGGCCACCGCTTTATCACTTTCCTCAACGTTGACCAGATCACCATCAAGAACAATATATTTTCCGGCCTTAATCCAGCGGCTCACCGTCTTCCGATCCACACCTGCATGTTTTGCATAATCAATCTGCGTCATTGTGCTCATGATGAAAATTGCCTCTGTGGGACATTGCTGTGGGACATTTGCGTGGGACATTTTTTTGTGTCCCATCTAAAATGTCCCACGCAGAAAAACGGCTACAGCCGCGCGGCGTAAGGGCTGACGGTCACAGTTGCATAACTATGCACGTGGGACATGGGACACAAAATGAAAAATTTATAGCTGGTAAAACTGCACGGCGCGCAATGCCCGTACATTACAAAGCTCTCAGGAGGGACCCATTTTTTTCTGGATGATAATTAATTTCATTTAGCTTCATGACCGCACACAAAAATCATCATAAGCAGCAAGACCAACTCTCCTGATCAGACTTAGACTGCCCTTTATGCGAGCCTTTTGATTTGCACGATGATATCTGCAAATTATCAATAGCTTTATGAATGGGGATATTTCTTTATTGCGTGGGATGACGCCCCGAGGGAGGGGGTTAGTTAACCCAATTAGCTCAGCAATCTTTAGATACTTATCTTCAGGAACGTTAGGTATACAGGCCTCAGACTTAATGACGATGTGGGTTGAAGACTGACGTATTAATGTAGTTTTGATATGGCTGTTTACTATAGTCACCATTGCACCTCATCTATTTAGCCGTTTTAAGTGCTTGTTCAATTGCCAGGCTTAATGCACCGGGCATTAAAGCCTGTGCCATTGCATTCGCCCGGTCGAAGTACCCAAGCGTGGGTTTAACTGCCAGTGCGTCACCAAACTGGATCAGCAACTTGGGCGCTCTTTGCTTCTCTCTGGCGCGATGAACACCATTTGGAGAGCGCTTCTGACGTTTTTTAGCCTTTTTGCTTTTCTTGCCTTTCTTGCGCTGGAATACACCTGACGTATCGCCAATCTTGCCAATGAATACATCAGGCTTACTCTTCAACTGAGCCAGCTTATTGCGCGCCAAGTTCCCATACTTATTGAGCCTTATGGCTTTGGGATTAAGCAATGCCTGACCATTGAGTTTGTGCTGACCGCCGAACTCGAACGGTTCGAGATAACTGGCAGCAATATCACGCACGAATACCTTGGCCTGTAATCGGTTTTTGCGAGCGCCAAACGAGCCAACAGAGCTAACAGTGAAAGGGGTCGGATTATCCAGATTGCGCTGCATACCTACTTTCTGAGCTTCTGCAATCTGACGAGCCACACTAGTTAGTGCTTGAGCAGCAGCAAAGGGGATCTGCTTTTTTATCGACTGCAACTGATTGGATAAATCTTTAAGAGTTGCCATGATCTATCCCAAAATAGAAAAGCCACCAGCTTATAAGACAAGTGACTTAGGTAGTATTAGATACTGATAGAACTAGTAGGTGTTGTTAATTAAACTAATTCACTCAAAATGTACCGCACCATCTAATATAGTATTTTTGATTTTTGCTCTGGAATTAACTCTCTCCCAAACGTCTTTATCGGTCTTTACTCTTTCAAGCCAGTCAATGGCAGCATCACATATGTCCTCACAAAAAATTTTAGCGCTTAACTGTATGGCACCATCAAATTTATTCATATGAGATTCAGAATGAGTAATATGAACTTTTTGGGCTTTTATCTGATCTGAAGCCTCATGCAAAAAAGCATTTCTAAGCGCCCAAAAAACATCAGGCTCAAGTGTTATTTCTGGTTTTTGATTTTTGATTCTCTTCAAAATCTCAGCAGGGAATGCTTCTAATACTTTTGGATTGGTTGCTTTAAGATAGTCATAGATACTATCGGGAAAATATTTTTGCTTAAGATTATCTTCAAACCATCGTCTAGACCGTACTCCATTGCCGACATTTGGTGTCTCCAGCTTTCCACAAATATCTGGAATAGATAAAGCTATAAATAAAGCACAATGATAATTCTCATCTGCAATAGCTTTTCTTACTGATGAAATAAAATCTATCATCACTATATCTCCTTATGAAGTGTAAGAAGATTATAGCTCGACAGCTAAGTATTTACGCCCTGCCTTATCAATGCCACTCAATGAATGCCACCTGTAATGCTATCAACCTTGTTGTGGGATACTTTCGTCCAAATCTTTACGGCCTTGAGTTGGATTATCAAAATATTCAGCAGCCATGTTTAACCTCAAGAAATACTGATGTGAATGAAACTGAATAGCCACAGAATGAATTCAATCACTCCCCAGCCAGCAACGGCGCAGATGCAGCCAAGAACAATAAAAGCCCCTGAACCCGGTAAGTTATATATTACGTTTTTCTCCCCGCTTTCTGCCGCCAGATAATGATTTCATCGAGCCGCCCCTTACATATCCGCAGCTCACGTTTCAAAGCCAGCGCATACAGCCCACTATCGCCCCAAGTAGTACCGACGAACTCCGGTACCTCACATTGAGTTAATGCTGATTCAGGGGGCCACAACTGGATTAATTCGACTGCTGGTGGGCTACTCTTGCAGGATGCTAATGTTACTATCAGGCATCCGGCTATCAGTGCACGAATCCCCAGCCCCCGCAGACTTGAAGCGCTTAAGCCGTTCATCACTTTCATTGCGTAGCTTCCTCTCTTTATCTAACTGGCGGGCAGTGGCTGCTCGGTTGGCGGCTTCATTCGCCTGGTATGCATCGATGATGTTGCCGAGGGCTGTATTTGTGGCTTGCTCGGCCACCAGCTCCGCTTCCGTTTTTTCGACCTGATTTGAGAGGTGATTACGATTGAGAAGCAGGAAAAGGAACGCAGTGCCGATCAAAGCCACCAGCGCTGTACGCCATTTGCTCATAGCTGCAATTCCCGCTTAGCCAGTTCAAACCGTGCTTTACGGTCATTAATCCCGTTATTGCCGCCATTGATAAGCTGTGTCACACGCTGAATATCATCAGCATATTGACCACAATTGCGGGATTGCCAGAACCAGGCAGCAGAACGAACGGCATTTAAATCCGTCAGCAACTGGTCAGGGTTACTGATTAAATCCAATTTCAGCGCGGTACCACATGCCCGGTAGTTATCTAAGCCGGTAATCTGAATTAAGCCGCGACCGCGATACTTCCAGCCATCATCTACAGCCTTATTACCCATACGGCCCGAATAAACCAGATTGGCAATGGCTCGTTGCCGATTAAGTGGTACCGCTACTTCACACGGTTTTCGCCCCAATGCTGAAGCCTGATCCGCAGATAGGCGCTTGCCGAACGTCGCAATCAAACCGTTAATGCTGTAATTGAACGATTCCCCCAGCAACGCGAAACTGGCTGACTCATGGCCAACTTGAGCAATAAACATCGCCTGTTGTACGGTAGTGGTAATGCCAAACTCTTTCATTGCTTGGGTAATAGGCTGAATCCAACGCGCAGCGCGATCGACGCTGATATTAGCCGCCATTCTGAATTGATAGGGGGTCATGGTTTTAGTCTCGCAGGTTTAGCAAAGCGCATGACATTTCCACCTGCAGCAAGAATCGCCACGGCCATGCTGATATTGATAAGAGTTTCAGACCAGTCGGCGTGGTGGTAATCACCCGTTAAGACCCTGATCGTAACTGAAGCGCTGGCGACCATTAGACCATAAGCGAAGATTGAGGCTATCGGTCGATAAGTGGCACCATGGCGACGGTAAGCAAATAAACGGGCTGCTATCACCGCGCAAGCAATAGCATCAAGTGTCAGCAGATAGTCATTCATCAGGCTTTCCCCCACCACTTCTAATGCGATCGATGATGTTGCCGGGGTTCTTTGACTCTTTATTTGCCCACATCAATAGACGTATGACAACAGCACCAGCAACCATTGCGCCCACAGGCTCAGCAGCTTGCACTTCGTGGGGCGTCAGGAAGTTAATAAAGGATGTAATGAAAGGGGCCGATAACACACCGGTACCCCATGACAGGCCAAACAAGAACAGTTTTTTAAAAAGAGAAAAGTCTGAGGCAGATAACACGAATACAGCAGCACCCGCGAAAGCTCCCACTACAACACCAGCATCCAGCCCCGATAACAACCCGATGAAAGTAACGCCAGTAACAGTTGCAGTGGCGGCTCCGGTACTGGTGATCGGTTCCGACATGATGGTTTCCTTATATGTGGGGATTTAGCCCACCAGTGCAGCCACTCATTAGCAGTAATGTGTGTGGAGTTGATTGGGTGACTGGTGGGCTAAAACGGTAAAGGCTACGTATTAGCGCAACCTATTTTCTTGAGTAACCATTGTAATGTAATCATTATTTGATTACATTATTTATCTAAACCATGTAATGAGGATTAATATATGAGTGATAAACTGGTAAGTGGCAGAACCCTAGAGGGTTACATAGACTTTTATTTCAAAGGTAACCAATCAGAGTTCGCCCGTCATATGGATGTTAATCGGCAACAGGTAACCAAATGGCTAAACGATGGATGGGTTGTAATTAATCATCAGCTATTTAGCCCTAAACGAGATGTCCCTGGATACATTACTGGAGGCGGCTCTGCTTTTTAGCTATTTACGTAGAAACCAAAAAGCCCCAGCGATTAGGCCAGGGCTAGTTTCATCAAATTGGATTTATTCACATTCAAAACTAACTTGTAGTACCGGTGGTTCTTTGAATCGGCAGTCAGGACACCATGATTGCACTATATAACGTCCATCTCCCATATCTCTCATACCGAAATCATCGTAACGATAGAAAACATGGTGACCAACTCTTTCTGAGCAAGACGGGCAACTCTTATAGACTTTCCCTTCTTCTTCAGCAATCAACGAGTCACTTAACGAAGCATCACATCCAGAACACTTTGCCATGCAGCTACTCCTATAAATAATGGAATAGATTGATTAACACGGCTAAAGCGTTATGAATGGCATCAAGATCAAAAAACAAGCAAAAAGTGCATTATCACATGGTAAGTCACTGCCAAATCGACCACCCTTATCACATTACTATGCTTTTTGCGTACGCGTTAATGAATTCTATTAAAGAATGATATATCTTAAATAAGTAGGGTGTTAAGCAAAGCCCCTGAAGAAAAATAATTCCACATTAAATAATTTACATATGTGATTATATATTTACATAGGATCTGGCTATGAATTTTTCGGAAAAAAAACAAAAAGAATTTTCAAAAAGCGCTGTTGTTACTCTGTTTGAAACAAATCACGACAAAGCAGTTCTGTTCTTTGATGAATTAAAGGACAACAAGAACTTCATAGTGGATGCAGATTATAAAATTAATGATGAAAGTCATATTCGCATAAGGGATATTTCTTATGTTGGAGCTGCAGTTTTCGCTCACATAACATTTTATAATCCAAAAGCTAAAGTGTCTGTAACACCAAAAGCTGAAGATAAAGCAAAAGATCTTTTTGATATTGATAACTTTGATAACTGCCATTTATTTTTGTGTGTGAGTGGAAATTACATACGTGCAATCTTCCAATTATCAGTAACTTGGCCTATAACAAGGCTTGATAGATTTTTCAAAACATTAAAGATGTCTCCTAAAATTACGCATGTTATTGACAAAACGGTAATTAAGAAAATTAAAGATGAGGGTTTCAAAGAACTACATCTTCAAACCACTGTACATGCAACCGATTTACCTATAGTAAATACACCTTTGCATTCACTTATAGCGAAAGAACCTAAAGTTGGTGAAGAGGGTTTATCTGGCGAATTAGTGCTTAAAAGTAAGGCAAACCCAAGACTTGCAGCTGAAATAGAAAAAAACCCTGGGGATATTGCAAAAGATTTATCTGAAGATTTTTATATCATTACGAAGGGCGGTTCTAAAATCAAAGGCGATGATGTAAAAGTTAATAAAGTCTACTTCACTCGTCCTTATGGAACGCGAACCGTTAAACCAGAATATGCATTCGAAATATTAACACATTTCAGCCAAAATGTTGTATAGTGCCCGATCGCCTATATAATTACTGTGGTGGAGAGTATACATGAACCGCATCGACACAAAGGGTTTCCTAGTAGTCTTTGTATTTACAATTCTATCTCTCCTTTTTTCGTTTTTTTTCCAAGAAAAAATCAGATTTAATAAAGATCTTCTGAACCTTGTAGCTAATGTTTTTTCTATACTCACTGGTTTCCTTCTTTTAGTTCTGTCTATGTCTAGTGAAGCGGCTTCAATACTTGAGGGGCTATCTAAAACTGAACGAATGAACCAAAAGAAAAGATTTAACATAAGGTTTGCAAGATACTGTTCATTATTCTTTTTGTATTTTTCCGTCTTAGTGTTGATCTTTATCTACTATGCTATTCTGCCACCAGAAAAAGCTGCACTCAGTGACGCAAAACATCCAATATCCAATACCATTCTTACAAGCATGACGATTTTAGAATACTTAATATGCTTCCTTACTTCATTTTCATTTCTACTTTCAACACTTATCCCTTTGAAAATAAGAGAAATTTATGAGGAAAAAATGCTTTTGAACAGTAATGATAAGAATGGTAAATAACCCCTCAGATATTTTCTGAGGGGCATCATTTAGTCAGATTCTAATTTAATATCTAACATTGATAAACATCCGTATACAAACCCCTCAGCTAACTGCATTTCTTTTCTTATAGTTCCATCCGAACACCTACGCTTACGTGCAATCGACCTGAGTGATACGTTGTACAGATAGTGCAAAACCAACAACTCATACTCATCTGGCTTGAACTTATTGAGCCTTGCAACACAGCTATCAATGATAATTCCATCATCATCACAGCATGAAAGCCTACTCGGTGACTTTGATGGCAATAAGCCTTTAAAACCCGCAGCAATATGAGAGTAATCTACCCCACTGTTATCACTGGCAGCCCAGCCGCCCCAACGCTCTAATACTATAGATATATCTCTCATGCTAACGTCTCCAAACTGCTGTAACCGGTCCGCATACCGTTTACTGAATTCATAGTTTTACTCCACACAATTAAGGCCATTAGGCCATTGCCCCGATCGATATAGACCGATCCATAAAATGAAACCACAACACAACCTGGCTACCGTGCTCCGCTTCCCACGTATGCATATCAGCATGCAGTGCGTCATGACAGAGACGGCATAAAGGGATGGTAAATAGGTCGTGAGCCTTGGTACCCATACCACCCTGACCGTGACCGATGATGTGATGGGGATCGTCAGCAGAACTACCACACCCACAGCATTGCTGGGATTTAACCCACTTGAGCCACTTGGCGCTTTCCCACCGGTACCGCTTAGGAATACGCATAAAGCTTGCTGGTGGCTCATCATCAATTTTCAGTGCCAGTACTTTCTTAACCTGCTCAACTTTGTTTTCAATGATTTGTGTCGGGTTTGGCGTCCAAGTGATATCACTCTCCCTCGTTGGCCCTGATTTCATCACCGCTGGCAGCATCCGCAAACTTGCTCGAGCAATTGAGTCAGGGAGCTGGTCGGAAACCTCATTAACGACAGCCCACCAACACAGCTCAGGCATTGTTAGCTGGTGGCCCTCGGGAAGCCGAAAATGACTACATATTGTCGATATTATCCAGCTGATGAGATTGCTGGTTGCTAACTGTTCTAATCGTGGGAGTGTATGCTCTCTCAACTTATTATCATGATGCCAACAAAGACGAATTGAACGCTGGCCATAACTCAATGTCGTAAGATTTTGAACGTGGGTATCATCCGGATCATGCCATTGGCACTCTTTCAGCTGCTTAACCCACGTCGCCAGCAATCGATGTCCACCAGCAGCATTGATAACCCGTTCATGCTCAAAGAATGGTAACAGTCGCGGATCATTAGCTAACTGTTGAATGGCTACCGGCAGCGCCCCAGAGGGAAGAGATTTAAATTCTTCCGGCTCGGTGGCCACCAGCAAGCGCCCGGACATATACGGCAATAAATCAACTCCAGGCTTCAATATCACCACGCCCAGCTCCCGCTGAATGAATGGAGTTAATAGCGCCCTCATGCCGCCACCTCTTTACGTTCTACGCACATTTCTGGCAAGTTGGCACGAACCAGCGCCTCAGCAAACGGCGGTGGCACCGCATTACCACAGCGGGCAACCTGCTTGTCTTTTGCATATTTATTACCTGTGTAATCGCGGTCGATGATGTACCAGGTCGGGAAGCCCTGCGCGGCGTATAACTCATGGGGTTGCAGCATACGCATGCCAATATCGACGATCTGATAATCAATACCCTCAACCGTGACCAACCCGAACCGGTCATTGGTCGTAACAGTATGCAGGGGATCACCCAGGCTAACTCCATCTTTCTCGTTGCCGTAATATTTCAGTAAAAAGGCGCGAACCTCCCCAAAATGATTCCCACCGGCCGTGACAGTCTGAAGCGGTTCTGTAACTTTTTGACCTGTATTTGTACCGCGCATCTTAATGAGATTGGATGTGACCAAAGCATGATGATCAACAGTTGTTACCGTGTGGGCTGGCTGATTCAGATCAGCGCCTGAGCCTGTATAGTTGCCGCCGAAGTGTTTAGCTAAGAACGCAGAAACAAGACGAGACTTGCCACCGCCGCCCGCCGTAATAGTGCCGCTTGGCTCATCAACCGCATGCCCCACGCTATTGCCAAACTCACGGGCAATGATTGGGGCAACAAGGAGATGCTCAGCCTTGCTTGTGATTGTCGTCAGTGGTTTACCCGCTTCATACACCATGCGATCGCCACCAAATCCAGTCTGACCAATGCGGGCAATGAACGGGGTCAGCTTTGCTTCAACCATTCCCAGCGCATGACCATTACCACCAGGGCGAATAGAACTACCAGCGGTGATTGTTGGCAGTGGTTCGTCGCATTCCTGCCCTGTGGCGCCAGAGCGGAATTTAGTGATATGAGGGGTCACAACCGCATAACCATGAGTTTTAGTAATGGTCTGCAATGGCTGATCCAGCGCCTGCCCCCGGAAACAGTCATAGGTAGTTTTACTGCTGGTATGGTTACACTTCACGATAAACGGTGTTGGATTATTGATAACAAAGCGCTGAATACCCCGCGCGATGCGCTTCAATGTGTTTTCTGCCAGCGGTTTCTTGCGCTCGAAAATGCTCGGGCATGGAATTGACCAATCAATGCACTCAGCGGCGGTTCGCCACGGTTTACGGTGGCCGCTTTGAACGTCCAGTGACTTAGGATCGCCGTGAGTCGGCTCCGGCCACACCACTGGCAAACCATCACAACGCATCACCATAAAGAAACGTTTTCTAATAGTTGGCGCACCGTAATCACTGGCCCGAAGTTCTCTATGTTCTACGACGTACCCTAAACCAGACTGCAGTCGTTTAGCATCTATACTATTGATATCAAAACCTAATACTTCACAACATTCCAATAAAGCTGGATGCCCAGCATCAATACCGGTGGTCAACATCCCGACGAATGCGGCGAATGTCTCACCGGCGCGGTCGGGATCAGGGTGTTCCGTACCATCTTCAGCAGTAATCAGCGGTCCCCATGTCTTAAACTCTTCGACATTTTCAAGCATGACTACTCGAGGCTTTTTCGCCAACGCCCAGCGCACGACAATCCACGCTAAACCACGGATCTCTTTTTTAACCGGTTTACTACCCTTGGCCTTACTGAAATGGCGACAATCGGGACTGAACCACGCAAGCCCGACATCTCGGCCGGCGGTCGCTGCTACTGGGTCAATATCAAATACCGATTCACAGTAATGCAGGGTATCGGGGTGGTTTGTCGTATGCATAGCAATGGCGTTTTCGTCATGATTGATTGCGATATCAACACTGCGCCCCGTTGCCATTTCGATCCCTGTGCTGGCACCACCGCCACCGGCAAAATTATCTACGATGATTTCTTTCATGCTGTTGCTCCCATAGCGGCGGTGAGTGTTGTGGCGGCGGCAATGATGGCGTCAGACGGAATACCGTCTAATTTCATGCGATTGATATTGCCTAAGATTTTATGTTGTAGGTCAGTGGGTAATGCGACAGCACCAGGCACTTTGCTGAAATACAGATTCACTTCGACGGGCCAAACGGTATTACCGGTTTCCGGTACCGGAATAATTTCAGGAATATTTTGTTGTAGGCTTTGTGGTGCAAGACGCTCGGCCTCTCTGCGGATCTGCGCTAAGAATGCCGCGCCAGTGGTCATAAGTTGATCTAACGAGACATAACTTGTTGCTGGCCCGCGCCACGTATTATCAAATATCGCTATGGCGCCAGCGAAGAATGCACCGCTCGGTACCTGTTTATCGTCGGCAGGAATAAACCAGTGTGGGAGGTCGAAACCCACGCGGCCCCGAATGAAAGCTATATGATCGGCTTGCTCTGGCCACCAACTCTCTGATGTGGCGACTTTAATCAGGAAAACATAACGGCCACCGGCTTCACGCATTGCCGCTGTATGTTGCATGATGTGGGTCATACCGGTGATGTATTCACCCTCATGCTGCTTAGCGCGGGAATATGGCGGGTTGCCGAACGCAGCGCCTTTCAGCTCTTTCACTCGCTCAGCCCAATTTTGTACAAGCGCGTTATCTTCTGCTGTGTAGTAGTCGGGACATTTGCTGTTTTCACCGTCGGTGAACAAATCCAGAACCAGAGGGCCAAACATCTGATTAATGCCCCAGAACAACGCATCAGGGGTACGCCACTGATCGCCAACCTGTTTTAAGAAATGCTCAGGCATAGCTTTTAGTGCATTCAGAGATTGAACATATTCTGAAGTTTGTGGCGTTTCTTCTTCCGGTTCTGGGCTGAACTCACAAGAAAAAGCCTCGCAGGATTCAGTACATGAACCGGATTCATACCCTCCACCGCCACGGATAGTTGCCGCTATATCATCACGACTATGTTCAGCAAATAGGGCGATAATTGACTCGAGCGAGTTATTGCCACGGTACATGATTTTGTTTTCTTGCTGGCGCCGTTCTACAACACGCACATCTTCACTGGTGATCACTTCCAAGAATTTTGCCGTATGTTCTGGCTCATCTCGGGTAGCCAAAGCAATTTTGTTAACTCCTTTCTTCACACAAAGAACACAGTTACCGAGATGTTCGGGCAGATCCAGATCGAAAGGCTGTTCTTTCCACCAATCCAATACATCTTGCTTTTCGAAGTCACTGATATCAGCAAGGTAGTGAACGCCATCATGCGGGGTTAACCGTTTTTTCTCATCAGCACGAATGCCTATCCACTTTTCATACTCAGGAAAATGGTCTTTGCAATAGCGATCAAAAGGTTCGATTTTCATTGTGCGAGTGCAAAATGCGCCATGTACATAAGGTGTGCCATATTTTGCACAGACATCGCGCCAAGGCTGTAGATCTGGACCAATATCATCAACGCTAATCACCTTGTAGCTGTTGGCCTTTCCCAGTTCAGGGTTAACGACCACACGCAGGCAGATCAGGTCTATTTTCCAGTGACTAACAACATTGCGGATAAAATCATAGGTTTTAGGATGCTCGGCCCCAGTATCTGTAAAAATGTAACGCACATCTTCACCCGCAACCCGGCGCGGTTCCAATAGGTGAACCAAATGACCAGAGGTACGGCCACCAGAAAAACTAACCACTTGAGTTGTCATGCTGCTGCCTCCCCGTTCACGCGCTGGCTGCATTCTTTCCAGATGGAATTCCACTTATTGACGCCGAAACCATCGCGCATACCACGCACTCCTTGCTTGCTGGCCTCATTGCTGACCATTGCTTCAAGTGAACTTGGATTGCGAAGAGGTAAGCCCTGACCAAGAAAGCGTTTGAATGCTTTATCGCGTAGAGTGGTATCGCCAGTCAGTAACTCGCCATTGGCCTTAATCCACTTACCATCCTTGCGTGCTGGGCACCCTGCTTCATGCCAACGGTTTGCTCCCTCCAGATAGCCGGGGAACTTGGTCGGTTGGAAAAGTGTTGTCGGGCGCAGGTATTCAGCCATATTCAGATCTGCGGCCCACTTAGCGTGGAGATAATCAACAGTGAGTTTCAGCTCTGCAACAGTGAATTGCTCTTTCAGCCGGGCGCGGATGTTATCCAGCGACGATTTGCTAGTCTGGTACCGAGAGCCGGTAATCAGATTTAAGTGTTTTAAAACTTCTTTGGCCTGATCAGTAATTTCAACTTCTGGGTCGGTCGCCATCGGCGGCTGACAGGTAGGTTTTTTACTTGATGGATCTGGTGTTGAATTTACTGACGGATCGCCCCCAGATTCTGGCGGGTCAAAAGTGCTATTTCTGCCAGATTCCGACCCGTCGAATTTTGAGGCGTCAGATTTTGACCCGTCAGGTTTTGAGGTGTCAGATTCTGACGCATGAGCAGCAGCCTTAAGTTTGGCGACATTCAGCTGATAAACATTACTGGCATTGCGATTACCGGCGCGGCGGGCTTTCCTGCTTAACCAGCCATCGGTTTCCAGTTCAGCCAACGCAGTACGGACGGTGCTCTCACCTGCCCCTATCTGCCGGGCAATCGTCGTCACTGACGGCCAGCACACGCCCTCATCATTAGAGAAGTCAGCAAGACGGGCCATGATTGCCACTTTCGATATTTTCATACCCGCAGCCGCACAGCCGTCCCATACATAACTGGATAGCTTTACGCTCATACAACCGCCTTATATTCTTTCCTGAAACGCCGGATGGGTATTGAACAGTCATGCTCATAGTCATCACGACGAAAAATGACTTGCCCAGTTGCGCTGTCGTAGCCAATAACGTGAACGCGAATACCGCGCTTATCGTTGTAATACCGATCAAGCAATTGGATGGGGTTAGTAGTAGTTGAACCGGGATTAGTCATACGCGGCCCCACTTACGGCAGACCACACCCACAATCCCACTCGCCCTGCTGTGGTTGCACGGTTTCCACTGGCCCCTTATCATTCGTTCATACCGGAACGGGCTGACACAAACGCAACGCAGTTGCGGAATAGAACGTTTAGCCGCTACAATGTTCATGCGTTAATTACTCCACACGTTTAGTTAATGCACCCGATGGTCCGGTGCCGCACACCGGGCCATCACCCCACAACAGCTCTGAAACCACGATAATCTCCGCAATAATCGACTGTGCTCTATATCCTTTAGCTTTCAATCTCTTACTCTCGTTTCGATCTAAAATTCCGTCCGCTGTGAATTCATTATGAGCACGACCAAAATCACCCAGAGCCGCCAGTAACTCATTAAATTTGATAAGTAATTCTTCATTACCAACTTCACGAACATCCGGCAATTTCACAAACACACCACCAGCACGCTTGCACATCGCCTCGGTTATATCGGAACGGCCAGAGATTGATTCCATTTCTATGGCCATGCCCAACGGCACTACCTGCCCCGCTAACTGGCGAACTCGATTACGCAGTGCATTCTCGGTACCGGACAGTGGGCATAACTGTTTAGCCATCGCGTCATACTTGCCCGGTGTCTGAGTTATCAGCTGGTGTATCGCGTCGCTAATATCCGGCTGAGTTGGAAAGTCTTTGTTATCCACAATGTTTCTTCCTATCTGGTGGTTTAACTTAGGCCGCTGGTGCCGTAGGATTCTGCCTAGTTGAGTGAGGGAGAGTCCCGCGCAAATAAGCCCAGTCCACATCAGGGCGTAACTCTTCGCACGTTACTGCCCCTTCAGTAATTTTCTCTATTTCAAGGCATCGCTCGGCAGGGATTGGACGTGCGCCACTAACCCACTGATTGATTGTTGGGGGCGAAACGCCTAAGTGCCGGGCCATTAATGCCTGCCCTCCAAAGCTCATGCAGGCCTTTTTAAGTGCTGAATTCTCTCTTTTCATGAATTGGGTTCCTGGTTGTTCCTTCGATACATTATTAGGCGACGCCTAATAACAAGTCAATAGGAATTGCCTAATCACGCTATTATGAGGATCATTAGGCAATGCTTAGTGGTAAAGAATTAGGCCATGCTATCGAAGTGGCCATAAATAAGAAGATCTCTTCGGGTGCCATCAAGACCAAGGCGGAAGTTGCACGCCATTTTAAAATAAAACCACCATCTATCCATGACTGGATTAAAAAAGGCTCTATCAGTAAAGATAAGCTACCTGAGCTTTGGAATTATTTTTCAGATGTAGCTGGTCCTGAGCACTGGGGTTTGAAAGAGATCCCAGCAATGGAAAGATCTCAACCACATCAAGATAACATCCTTGAAAATAACCAAATTCATGATGCCTACCTTTTGGCAACAGAGGAAAGACGCGCAGTTGTCGACTTTTTGTTATCGGCTAATACTACTGCGGAACCTGCTTGGGTTGACTCTGATGTTCGTGCGTACGTTAATGCACTAGACGCAAAATCTCGTCGCTGGTTAAATGAAAACAAACTTGATTGCAATAAAGCCAATCCCAAAAAGACCGGCACTTAAATTGGTCTGGTCTGATGGCAAGTTGCTTATATAGCAGCCCTTATACTAAATCTAAGCTTAACCCCACCCACCTCTAATATCATTTCTTGAATAGATCATACCTACATCACGGCATAATCACACAACAAATATTAGGCATCGCCTATTGACATAATATTAGGCATTACCTAATATAAATCCATCAGCAGCGAACACACAACGAGGTGGCTTGATGGACATTGGCGGAGTGAATGAAAAAGGTAATGCGAAAGTCTTTTGCTCTTTCTGCGAAAAGCCCAGCGAAGAACTCACCTATCTGGTGGCGAGTAAGTTCGCGGCGATATGTTCTGATTGCATAGCCTCATCTGTGAAAATAATTGCAGGCAAAGCAAATCATCACACTGCCACTTCAGCTGATATATCCATGACGGCAGGTATTGATGAGAAAAAGCCTTACCCCCTGTCAGAACAGATGGTTTTAGATATGTGGCTCGGTGTGAAGCGGCAAGCAGAAAACCAGATTGACTTCCTTTTTGCTAACCGTGATACGGAAGACCAAAAAGGCGCTTTGTCAAAATGGATCATGGTTGTTTTCGAGGATCGTGTATGTTTCGACCGGTTTGAAAATGGCGCAAAAACCGAGGGTTATGCACCGGTTCCACTAAGCAAAGCAGCGGTTTACGCAACAGCTATTGTTAATGGTCTTCAACCACCAAGAGATCTTCGCGAGTGCGATAAACCGATTGGTTAAATTCAATTTGTATCAGTTTTGGACCTTGCGGATTTATTCGATAAAAGTCTAATCCACCGAAATAAACACGAGTATCAAGTGGTAAGCCCTCAAGCTGCCTAAGTAAAGTTCCTAAATCGATAGTGTGGCTTTCAACAATATCTTTGAATGACATACGAATATTCCTCTTTGTTTGTGGTGAACAGAGGATATCACGCGCCGGGCGTGGCTAAAAATCCCGGCACTAATCAACAACGAACAGGCAGGACGCCCACGAAGTAGCCGCCCGAGGCATATGAATGTCGGGATGATTCGCAAATGGTTATGGAGAATTAATATGACGATTTATGCGGGTGTACGTGGTTCTGAACCAGATGATGTGGTGCCGCGCAGTTGGAGGGCCTATCTCGATGCGAGGAGTGCTGAGGTGATTTTTTGTGTGCATGCGTACATGGAAGCGCCTGAGATTGACGGTTATCAAAGTGCCGATATTTTGGATAGTGCCGCTGGGGTTCTTATTACAGACCTCAGGGAGTTGCTGAATAATTATATCGAAAATTGTGTTGATGAAGATTATGGCGAAGGGTTAATTCCACTAGCGGATTTGTTCATTGAATATGCTGAAAAATTACGCGCTAGAGAAGTTGAAAGTCGTGAAGAGGTCGCCGCACAGAAAGAATATGACAATGGTGTAATTCTGCAAATTAGATGATTCGCTTAGTAGGGTTAACAGTGTGGAGTAACAGGCATGAAAGGCTACAGATACCAAGGCGATACCACAGGAATAACAATCGGCAAAATGTGCGTATTGATGTGCCTCGAAGGTGAAGAACAAGCAGTGCGGGAAGCCGCGGTTAAGTTCGACAAAATCTTCTCACCCGCTGGTTACGAACAAAGTGATAAGCCCGGTGAATTGACAATCTTCTATGTGCCGTTCGTGAAGTATGAAGCTGAATTTATCAAGATGGCCCAAGCGATAGTAGACAGTCCAGCCGCCTGATCATTCAGGCAGTCTCGGTAAGCGAATTGCTAAGTTCGATTACCCAGACTGGATGACTTCCCGCTTCAAGACGGTCTAAAAATGTCTAGTAAGTGGCGCTCTGAGGCGATAAGTCAGTGGCAGTCGGGAAAGACCGGCACACAACGGTGTGAATCATTCTTGGCTCTGGTCTGCTAATGCTAGCAGTGGGGTCGGGTAGCCACACAAGCCGCCATGCATAGCGGCCCGAGTGGAGTTAAGCGCGGGGAACCTTATCGAGGAAGTGAAACCTCGGGGGGATGATTCACACCGTTGTGGTTTGCCAAAGAGCTAGCCTGTGCAATTGCAGCAGCCGGAAATAAGCGCCGGAAATCACATCCTTGTTCCATTGCTGTGCTGTGTCTTTAGCGGCTGCGCCTGCCAACACCAGATTAGGCCAGCCGCCCTTTTTACACAGAGAGAAGTGCTCCGGGCGGGTTATCCCTTTAAACCCGTACAGTATAAAGCCCCCGGATCGGAGTGCTTCTCTGTGTGTGGAGTAAACAACGCAGTGCGAACTGCATTACTGAGGGTCGCCCCGATGAGTGAAGAAAGAAAAACCGTAATACCGGAATTTCTTGGTGAATTAGATGCCGGTATTTTTGAAAACAAGTTATCTGCTGCTTTTAATGTTGTCGCGTTAGGTGTTTTAAATAATGGCGGTAAAGGCAAAGTAACCGTTGAATTTGATTTATCTCGTATAAGTAATTCAGTGGAAGAAAAGCGCGTCATGATCGCCCATAAATTGAAATTTACCACACCAACGCCACGTGGTAAGTCCTCCGAAGAAGATACTACAGAAACACCGATGTACGTTGGTAAAGGCGGCAAGCTGGCAATTATGCAGGAAGATCAAGGCCAGTTATTCACAATAAAGGGCGAGACTGACGGAAAACTAAAGACCGTTAATTAATTTATTCGCCATCACCAAATTATATTTATTAAGGACTTTATATGTCTCAACAATTAGATTCTTCAGCTATCACCGAAATTCGCGATATGGTTTTAGCATCATCAGTTGAACACAAATTAGCTTCTACAGCTTGCGATACCATCGCTTTACCCGCTGGCGTTTCAGTTAAAAGCCTTGAGCAATTCCAACTTGAGCGTTACCGCTTCCGGGGTTCAATGGAAACCAGCAGCATTGATGAGTATGTAAAATATTCATCCGGCTATGCTGGTGATGGTGTTCGCTGTTTCATTGATGCGGATGAAATGCGCGCACAAACCATTTTTAATATTGGCACGTTGATTAATCCCGGTCATGCAGATAACACCGCCAGCCTGTCTCTCAAGAAAACCGCCCCATTCCGTGAACTGCTTAATATTGATGGTCGCAAACAGACTCAGAAAGAACTTGCTGAATGGCTGGAAGATTACCGTGAGTTCCTGTTGGCCTTTGATGCGGATGGCGAAGTGCTGGATATAAAGAGAGCTGTTGGTGCAGTTCGACGCATTACAATCGAGCAAACCAGCTCTGCCGATCATGAAGACCAAGACTTCAGTGCTAAACGATCTGTAATGGAAAGCGTTGAAGCCAAAAGTAAAGACGTTATGCCAGCGGCATTTGAATTTAAATGTATTCCCTATGAGGGATTAGGTGAACGTCGATTTAAATTGCGCTATAGCATTCTTACCGGCGGCAATGTTCCAGTTTTAGTATTACGCATTGTTCAACTGGAAGCGGAAGAAGAAAAAATAGCTGTTGAATTTTTGGAACTGCTTACCGCTAAATTTAAAGACGTCGAAGTTGAAACCTTTATTGGTAAATTTAAAGCGTAATTAATTAAACCTTAATTAAATAGTATCACTTCAAATATCCCAGCAATGGGGTATTTGGCGGGGTATTACCTAAAAACCGTGTGGAGTATATTTATGTCCTATATTACGACTTATTCAGGGCTGGAATTTAATTATCTAAAACCAGTCGTCAGCAGTATTTGCATTAAAGATATCGCTCAGGCGTTATCACACGAATGCCGCTTTGCCGGTCACCTGCCTAATTTCTACTCTGTAGCCCAGCACTGCTTGTTAATAAGCCAGATTGTGCCGGAAGAATTTGCACTTGAAGCCCTGCTGCACGATGCAACCGAGGCATATTGCAAAGATATCCCCTCACCTCTTAAGCGGCTACTACCTGATTACCAGGCAATTGAGTTGCGGGTTGATATCGTCGTTCGTGAAGCATTTGGCTTACCCGCTGAAATGTCAGAAGTTGTTCACTACTGCGATCTTGTCATGTTGGCCACTGAACGGCAGGAGCTGGAAATCAATGATGATAAAGAGTGGCCAATGTTGGCCGGTATTCCCCCAGCAGAAATGGCAATAGTGCCAATGTCTCCACGGGATGCGCGGATCGCTTTCTTGGCGCGTTTCAATGAACTAACCGGGGCCATAGCATCATGATGTACGGCCTGTTTCTACTCGTCTGTTACACATTCCAACCGTGCCAGTACGAGCCGCAAGGCTACGTCTATCCGGATGATAAGAACTGTATAGCCGACATCCAGCAGCAAGGTCTGCCACCAGAATATGAATGCTTACCTGTAGATAGCGTTCTCTATGCGAGGAAACAGTGATGATCAAGACAATTACAGCGGTACAAGTTGAGCGTGATGCATTGGGTTTCTGGACTCATCCAGATTTCTTTGAGCCAGCAAATGGTAATGAGTTCGGCGTTGAAGGTGAATTCTATGCGTGGAAAATGCGTAACCGTGTTACTGGCGCGATGAGCTGGATGGAAAACGAAGAAAATGCAGAAGAGCTGCAGGCGGCATACGACTCCGTTGGCTGTGATGTCAGTTTGTGGCAACCCAAACCACCTGCGGGAGATGGTTGGTTTTTGGCTTCAATTCATGACGCTGAGGACGGGCCGGTTTGCTACTGGTTACGCTCTATCGAATTCGATCCGGAAGCGTTAGCAGCCCACCGAGATCGCAGCCATCTTGAAGCATTAAAAATGGTGCTTCTCACTAAGCATCAAGCAGCAGTAACAGCAGCACATGAATATTTTGCGGCATGTGATGTTGGCGAAGAAAGACTTTTTGCAGCAGCAATTTTTGAACGTCTGCGTGTGGCCACTAGGCGATAAGGGGAACATCATGCCCGAGAAAATCCAATATATCTGCCGAACTGAAGGTTGGGTATTTCCTGATAATGCAGAAGATATAGACCCTGCAGACCGTACTGATCCGCGCGCCGTATTCGTCGATATCAGGTCTGAAAGTCATACGTTGTGTGATGGCAGGAACTTAGATATCAGGCCGGATATTGTTGCTGATTTTCGCCAGTTACCGTTTGCCGACAACACTTTTCAGATCGTTGTATTCGACCCGCCGCACCTTACCCATTGTGGGCCAGAGGGTTGGCAGGGTAAGAAATACGGCATCCTAAGTAAGTCATGGAAAGACGACCTGACCAAAGGCTTTGCTGAGGCGTTCCGGGTATTACGTCCGGGGGGAGTACTTATCTTTAAATGGAATGAGGTGCACATCCCTACCCGAGACATCATCAAACTGTCGCCGGTACCGCCAATATTTGGACATCCATCAGGTAAGCGGGCAAATACCAACTGGGTGTGCTTTCAAAAACCAGGTGAAGATTTAATAGCTCAACTGGCAGCAGCAGAAGCACAGATAAAAGATATGAAAGAGGTTTTGCGCGGGATTCATAACACAGCCATCGATCCCTACGGTTCACGGGCTGGAATAGCAATTGCCGCTAAACGAGCGGTGCTGGGAGATGCATATGCTGAGTAAAGATAAGCTGAAATATCCAACGGAGATAACTGACGAGCAGCTCCGGTACCTGATTACCGCTTTCGAAAATAATATGGCGGAGTTTTACCCTGTTGGTCGAGAGGCGGAGATAGCACGACAACTGCTATCACTGCGTGAGCAACTTGCAGAGTTGAAAGCGTTGTGTCCGGTGGCTTGGCAGTCCGTATCCACAAGCAGTTGCAATAGAATGGTTACGCTTCACAAAGAAATGGCAAAAGACTGGGAACGTAAAGGATTTGCGGTAACGCCGCTATTCACAGCAGCCAAGCCAGCAGAAATACCACGCCATATTTACTCAATGCTGGTAAATGAATTGCGCGATGTACCAGCGATAGGCTGTAAACGACAATTAATTATTGGTGTGTTAAACCGGCATGGCGTTATCGCTGAGTCAGTGCAGCTTGATCCACCAGCAACCGAATAATTTTAGTCACGGCCTGCGTGCGGCGGGCCTTTAAATAAACAGTGTGGAGAATGACTATGGCCAGAGAAATTAAACTAATGAAATCCAGTCGATGGGCTGAGAGAGAATTTGAGAAAGGATCTGTGCCCACATCGAAAACTATTAAGCGGTGGGTTCAAGATGGTGTGATTCAAGGCAGAATAATTGATCAATCGGTATGGGTTTTTGCTTCGGAGCGCATGGGCGTAGCTTCTGCTGTAACCTCTCATGTCATGGCGTTAATTGGGGAAGATTAATGGCGGCAAGACCAAGAAAGCGGGATTATAAACACCTCCCTGATTATTTACAGTTCGACAAAGCTCGAGGCAGATATGTTCTGACTTTAATTTCAGGGAAAAGGAAAACTATTGGGGCAGATAGAGCCTACGCAATTGCTGTTTCAAAAGAATATAACTTAAGAATGCGTCCTGAGACAGCGGTGAGTTTGGACTCTATTATTCGTGAGTCAGGGGGAATTAAAGGGGAAGCACTGCCGTTTTCAGAACACATAGATAATATAATGAAAAGGGCTATTGCTGATGAAAAACCGTCTGCAAGCACTCTTGCTGACTGGAAGAGTGATGCGGAGCGTGTTAAAGAATTCTTCAATGATATATCAAGTTGCGACATTGAATTAGAGCACGTAAATGCATTCATTCATCACTTTCATTCAGAAGCGTCGGCGAACGTACAAAACCGAAAAGTTAGTTTTTTAAAGAAACTATTTAGTTATGCTGTAGATGAATCCCTGATGTTTGATAACCCGGCCACTCGTAAGAAAATGCGACGCGTTGAGGGAAAGAAACGTCAGCGTTTATCTCTTGAGCAACTCATAGCTATACGTTGTGCTGCCGATCTTTGGCTACGAACTGCTATTGATATTGCATTGCAGACTACGCATGCCAGGCTAGAAGTGTCTCGGATTCGTTACTCAATTAAAGAACCTAAAAACGGCATTTGTGGCTGCGTTTGGTTCGAACAACCAGCTAACGGCATTTATGGCATCATGTATATCCATCGACAAAAGGTTCAGCACAAAGAAGCATCACATGTTGCAATACCGATCGGCACAGAACTAAAAAGAATAATAGATGACAGTCGGGATAATGTGGTCAGTCCATTTATAGTGCATCGAATTCCAGAAAGGAATAATAAGCGTAGCAAAGAAGTTTCTCACCCAACCCAAGTTGCGCCCGATTACTTGAGTCGATCGTTTTCTAAGTTGCGTGATAAATTAGGCATAGCAGCAAATCTAGATATTGACGAACGCCCAACATTTCATGAAATACGCGCTCTCTCAGCTCACCTCTTTGATAATCAGGGCGTGGATCCGCAGGCTAGGATGGCTCATAGTGATGCTAAATCTACAAAAATTTATACACAGAATCACATTGAATGGGTCGAGGTGCCACATGCTGAAATCAACGCTGGATAG